TGCTCAAACGCTTCTTGGTGATATGAGTGGTTCTGGTGGTCTTGATTTGATGGGTGCGGCATCGTTTGGTAACGCTCGATTGGTCGTTAACGAGAACGCGCTTCTCTTTACCGGTCCTGTCCACGTTTCTGGTACCGCCTTCGCTGAAGAAAACATCACTGTCGCTAACGTTGCTGATAGCAAGTCACGTCTTGCTTTCTACGATATTGATTCGGGTGAGATGAAGACTACAGACTTCAAAGTTTACGCTGACGTATTAGCTGGTACTGGTATTACAGCAACTGCTGGTGTTCTTTCTGTTGATACCACTGGTGGTGACAGCATGTCTGCTACTCACATTACATTAGCAAACTATGGCAACGCCACGCTTACTTCCGGTCTTAACTATATGACCTCTGCGGTGACAGGCGCCGCAGTCCTTAAGTTACCTTCTGGTTCTGCTGGCGACGTTGTTGTTGTCAAAGCCCCTAGTGGAGTTACTTCTACTAACTATGTTAAGATCACGTCTTCGCTTAATAAGAACGAGATCGACGGTTTCTCGCAAGCTGTCATCGAGTCCGAATACGGCGCTGTTTCGTTGATGTGGGCTGAGTCTGATGGCAAGTGGATTATCTACTAAGCCGATACTAAGTCGAAATTGTTTACAATTTCTTTTTTGGATGTCTCCCGAAAGGGGGGCATCCTTTTTTTCGTACTATTTAGTGTGAGGAAGGTACCGCAACTATGGCTTATAACATTATTAAAGGGAAAGTAGAATTCTCAAATTCATCAACGGGCTCCATTGAAAGCTTGGTGGATGACTGGCGAAATCAGACGATTGGGGGTGTAAAAACATTTAGCAGCACAGTGTCCGCTAGCGCCTTTTGGGATACTACGGCTGGCGGCGAAGTTAGGGCATTAAAATCTTTGATTGCTGGCGATGGCGCAAACCGAGTCTTAACCTCTGATGGTGACGGAACACTCACAGCAGAATCTAAAATTACATTTGTTGATCCTGCATTCACAGTAACTGGCCACATAACCGGCTCTACATTTTCGGGGTCTGCCCACGGTTTAACTGGTATTATATTAAATCCCGATCACCTCGCAGCCACAAACTATGACGGACTGACTAACAGATTGTCAGCTTCTTACATTGTGCAGGGTCTTGGCATATCTAGCAGCCTGGATAATTCACAACTTCAAGTTACCGGGGGCCAGGGTATAACAGTTGACACAGAGGGTGTCCGAGTTCTCACCGCCTCAAACGGCGGGCTTGCCTTTACTGGTCAAACGTTACAAGTAGACGCGTCAAAGACCACAAATAAAGGTGGTGGGCCATCCAACGATGACGAATTTATTATCGCTGATTCGAGCGATAGCGACTCTATCAAAAACTTATCTTATAGTCAGATCAAAACAGCTATCACAGACAGTATTTCTATTCCGATCACATCTTATACTAATAACGGAAACAACAGAGTTGTAACTTCTGTTAATTCAACGACGGTTAATGCAGAGGCAAATTTGCTTTTCGATGGTACAACGTTGTCGGTCTCCGGCGCTGGCAGTGGCCAACGCGGCAGCTTTAGCGTCAGCGGTACTGCCGATATGCCGTTATTTTTCGTAGATGGTTTTCAAAAAAGAGTCGCCATCAATAACGACGCCCCTGGTGTTACGCTCCAGGTCACTGATCGAACAGCCGCTCCTATTGTTGGCATACATCGATCGGCATCTTCTTGGTATTCAGATGGCGACGACATCGGCGATGTTGCTTTCGCCGCGTCTGCCCTTGGGGCCACTTACGGAATTTCAGCAAGAATCAGAGCAGAAGCCGATGGCTCTGAATGGAATTCAACTTCTTATCCCTCGCGTTTAACCTTGTGGACATCCGCTACTGGATCGTCGTCGCCAACACAGAGAATGGTTATAAACAATTCTGGTAATGTTGGTATTAATACGGCAACCCCGGCCCACACGCTTACTGTAGCTGGAACAGTATCCGCATCATTGGCTGTATCTGCGCTTAGTTTTACCGGAGATGGCTCTGGATTGACAGGCGTAACTGGCGAATGGGATGGCTCACACAACGGTGATGCGTCAATTACAGGCTCACTGCATCTTACAAATGCATTGACTTCCGCATCGGGAATTACCGGGAGTTCGTTTGTTTCGCTGGCGCAAAATGGCGCATCATCCGACCGCAAAGTTACCATCATTAATGGACAAGTCTCGGCTTCACACACAGTGACAGCTACATCTTTTGTTGGTGATGGTTCTAGCTTGACTGGCGTTTCGGCGCCCGGTATTCTCACTGCAATCAACGCATCAAACGCTTACACTACGAGCAGTTTAACCATCGGCGCTAATACTGCTCCAAATCACAAGGTTGCGGTAAGTGGTGCAATTTCAGCTAGTTTGAATATTTCAGCATCTGGATTCTATGCACAAGGAGTAACAGTGAACGATGGCTCTGTTAGTGCCACAACAGTCTCTGCTTCAAACACTCTTGCTGGGCTGGACCTCGTTTTAGACGCCGGCGGAACTGGAAAGATTGGTGTGATCGGAGACACAGACTTAATGACGCTCAGTGCCAATACAGTTACGGTCGCCGGCGCCGCAAACGCAACAACTGTCTCATCATCAACAACGCTTGGCGGCTTAGATTTGGTGCTCGATCCGGGAGGCACCGGAAAGATCGGAGTTACAGGAGATACCGATTTAATAACACTTACTGCTGATACAGTTGCAGTGGCGGGCGCCGTCAACTCTACGACACTTTCAGCATCGAGCACCGTTAATCTTGTGGGCCCAACAAACCTCGGTAAAGAAAACCAAACAACTGTTTCTAATGTTGGTGTTCTTTCATCTTCCGCTACTGCCACATTGGCTAACGCTACGTTAGATCGGATCACAGTCGCAAGTGCTGATATCAATGGTGGTAATATCGATGGAACTGTCATCGGCGCCGCCAGTGCAGTCGCCGGCACCTTTTTAACAGTTTCGGCTTCCAGCACACTGCAAGCCGCGGGAGTTGTAACACTCGGAAATGGTAAAACGACTGTATCTGCAGAAGGCGTATTATCGTCTTCAGCGACTGCTACATTAGCTAACGCCGCGCTCGACAAAATCACATTACAAGAGATTAACACTGTTCCAGGCGGTGCCGGTGCAATCGAGCTTCTCGGTGCACTTAACACAACAAGTCATATTACCAGTTCTGGCGGTATCCACGCTACCGGCTCATCTCCGAGATTGGCGATTGGAGATAAAGGTGGCGTCGGGCCACAGGATGGGATGTTGTTTATAAGGCCATCTGACACAAGTAATAAAGTTTTAGCGCTTTTTCAAGCAGCCGAAGCCGATGGACAGAGGACTTGTTTTGGAGTAACAGGTTCCGGCCAAGTACTTGTTGGTGGGCTGCACTTGGGGGGTGTTTTTAACGTAAGTGGTTCTGATGATGAAAAATTAATCAGCGCAAAGAGCAACACTCTCAACCCTGCTTTCACCGTAAGTGGCAGTGGCGACATGTTTGTTGGTCGCAGCACTTACTTAAGTGGTGCCGTACAACAGAATTATGTGGTTAAGACAACCTCCGCGGACACATATATATCTGGTGCTACCGATAGAGTTGCGATTTATACCTTATCATCGCCCCATAACGCATATCTGCCTGCATTAAATGATTCCCTAAATGGGCTAACCATAACTATCAAATCTTCGGGCACGGGGAACATCACAGTTACGGGTTCAGCGCTCACAAATCAACTTATTGATGGGAATGCTAACAAAGTATTAGAACAAGGCGATGCAATTACATTATTAGGGTATAATGGTGTCACAGGTTACGAATGGATAATCCTAGATTATTTTGACGCTGCATGATAAAAACATTAAAAATGGTTTTTGTGCATAATACGCACTATTTACAGTGAATTACTGTTTTATAGGAGCTAATACATGTCATCTCTACTCGATCAAGCATTCGTGGATGCTAAGGCACTCAAGGAAGCGGCCTTGAAGAATGCTGAATCCACTATCGTTGATAAATATTCCGAAGAAGTCAAAGAAACTTTAAACAAAATGCTTGAACAAGATGAATTTGCACTGCCCGGCGCCGACCCCATGGCCGACCCGTTGGCAGACCCCATGGCCGATCCATTGGCTGCGGAGGCCCCATTGCCGGAAGGCGATGTCGCTGAGGACGTCCCTCTTGGCGTTAGTGAGGGTGAAAAACTCTGTGGTTGTCCCGATGAAGGCGAAGAGTCCAAGATTACAATCAAGTTTGATGAATTAGCGGAAGCGCTCCAAAAGCTTGAAGAAGAGATAGATCCCGAATCAATTGAAGAAGAGGCCGAGCCCGATCAATTAGAAGAGGAAGAAGACCTCGACGAAGAAATCGATCTTTCTGCGCTTGTTAGCGCTGTTATGGAAGATCTTGATCTAGATGAGTCCGAGGAAGAATTAGAGGAAGACTCTTCGGCCGAAAAAGCAGAAGCAGAATCAATTGAGTTTGAAGCTTCCGGTGAAGGTGGTTATGCTAATGAATCTCTCACCGCCGATTCGCTCATCGATGATATTATGGAAAAACTTAGAGTAGATATGGGAGCCGACCTCTCCGGCTGGGCCGGCCGACGCCCCGAAGACAAGGTATACGAGATTGAAAAAGTTCTCGCAGCCCGCAGATCTACATCACTTGAACAAGATTCTACGCTGGGCCGTGGAATGGCCGATAGAACGGACACCGACCCACAAAAAGAATTAGAAGATTTGAAACAAGCTCAAGAAGAGTTGGTTTTCGAAAATAACCAACTCAAAGAGAAGCTTCAAGACTACGAAAACGTAGTTGAGCAGTTAAAGGAGAGCGTCACTGACGTTAATCTTTCAAATGCTCGTTTATTATACACGAACCGCGTGTTAAGAAATACCTCCTTAAATGAGCGGCAAAAAGATAAAATTGCCGATGCGATTTCTAAAGCTGGTTCTGTTCCGGAAGCAAAGACAATATTTGAAACGCTTCAAAGCACAGTGGAGTCCACGCCAAAACGTGCGCCACAATCACTGAGCGAAACAATCAACCGTCGTTCTTCCATTCTTCGCGCTAGCAGCCGCAAAGAAACAGTTAACGCTGATCCCTTGGCTGATAGACTGAAGAAACTAGCAGGTATTAATTAAAATTATAAGGAGAAATTAAAAATGGCTGGTATTATTGAAAGATTGTCAGAAGGGGTTGTCAATCGTGATATGCGTGCTGAAGGTCACGCCCTACTCTCAAAGTGGGAAAAGACCGGACTCTTAGAGGGACTCGGGAACGAACGTACCAAAAACGGTATGGCTCGTCTTCTTGAGAACCAAGCTAAGGAGCTTCTTCGAGAAGCAACCGCTATGAACGCAGGTGACGTGCAAGGTTTTGCAGCAGTCGCTTTCCCCATTGTTCGTCGCGTTTTTGCAGGCTTGATCGCAAACGATCTTGTTTCTGTGCAACCTATGAGCATCCCCACTGGACTCATCTTCTTCCTTGACTTCACATTCTCGGGAGATCTTGGTGGTGATGCAACTGTCGCTGGTAAATTAGGCAACCTGGCAAACAAGTCCATTTATGGTACTGACCGCGTTGGTGCCGAAATCACTGGCGGCGTTTCGGTTGTTAGTGCTACAGGTGGTGACCTTTCCGGTCCTCGTGCTTCTGCGCGCGGTTACTCGTATGGTTCTCCATCGGGTTCTACCGGTGCAATCATTACGTTTGTTACCGCTTCTTCTATCTCTAAGGCTATGACCGACGTAGATAGAAAGAACATTGAGTATGATCCGGACCTTTTGGCCCTTGGTGCTGATTCATTAGCATTTGGGTCGGCTACACACGCTTATACTATTTTGCGTGTTTCAGCTTCCGCGCTGGACCAGCTTGATCAAGAAAACCTTTCTGCGATCACTGGTACAAACTGGGAAGGTATTGGTTCAGTCGGTGATGATCGATTGATGACGGCCGGCGCCCAGCTTGTACGTCGCTTGTCGCGTCCGCTTCCGCTGAACAATAACACCGATCTTGGTTCACAAGACATCCATGGCGACATGGTACTGCTCACGCTCGTTGGAAAAACCGGCTCCACGGATGAAGTTCGTGGAGCAACTACTGAGTATGGTGGCCTGGCAGTACGTCTAAACTTTACGGCTTCGACGTCTACTTCTGTTACTCTTACATACCCAATGACCGACGATTTTGCCAATGGAGCCGGCTCCATTGGTTCTGTCCAAGGTACAACCGTGTGGGGGCTTGAAGGTCAAGCAGACATCCCTGAGATCGACATTAAGGTCGATAGCATCGCTGTCACAGCACAAACCAAGAAGCTCAAGGCTAAGTGGACTCCGGAGTTAGGTCAAGACCTTAACGCCTACCACAACCTTGATGCAGAAGTCGAGTTGACCAGCATCCTCTCTGAGCAAATTGCTCTTGAGATTGATCGCGAGATCGTTGCTGACCTTGTTAACGGTGCAACTGCTGCTACCTACTACTGGTCCCGCGCACCCGGTCTCTTTGTAGACAAGGTAAACGGCACCGAAGTTGGCGCTAGCTCTGCTGCTCCTGACTTCACCGGTACAGTATCTGAATGGTACGAGACACTTGTTGAAACTATCAACGATGTGTCTGCACAAATTCATCGCAAGACTCTTCGGGGTGGCGCTAACTTCATCGTCTGCGGACCTGAAGTTGCTAACATCCTTGAGTTTACGGCTGGTTTCCGCGCAAGCGTTACCGCCGATGATGAAACCGGTTCGATTGGTGCTGTCAATGTTGGTTCGCTGAGCAAGAAGTTCGACGTTATCGTTGATCCTTACTTCCTCCGCAATGTGGTTCTTGTTGGCCGTCGCGGCTCCTCTTTCCTTGAAAGCGGATATGTGTACGCTCCATACGTGCCATTGCAGACCACACCTACAATCTTCGGACCCGAAGACTTCGTGCCTCGCAAGGGCGTGATGACTCGTTATGCGAAGAAGATGGTGCGTCCTGATATGTACGGCCTTGTTGTCGTTCGCGGACTCTTAGGTGAGGCCGGTAAGACTAGCTA